CATCCTCAAATGTGTGAGTGTTCAACGAATATTTTAAGGCTTTTTCAATCTCTGGCCTCAATCTCTCAATATCTGTCATAGTGCCGTTGCCGATAACGCTCCTGCATTACTCACCACCACACTGTATCTAGTCCCATTTGGTGATGTCAATATCAGCTTACTGCTGCTAATCTCAACGTCAGCGTTAGTCTTTCGATTCAGTCGGTCAGCGTTCTCCAGCAGGAAGTTACGCTGTGCCTCCATCACTGGCGTATAGACTTGAGGTGGGTGCGGTACGTTGAGAGACATCAGCGTTTCCCGGCTGGCACCGCATCTAGGCGCATCACCCCAACCCGCCAATCACTCAAAGTATCGGCTGTTACCTTCATCTTGACTTGGCGTCCACTGAAACGTGCGTCGGTTGGGTTGGCGCTGGTGAAGGGTCCATAAGTCGTCTCAGTGTCCGTTGGATAAAAACGGCTGCTGAAGCTGATGTTGACATCCCCAAGGTTGGATTCGTCCGGTATCACCTTGCGAACCTGCATGATCTGCTCGCCATTGCCAATCTCCACCGGGCCTGACTCAGCGTAAATTGTCTGTGAGTCGTAGGCAAAGCCCACCTCATGCTCGTAGATGTAACCGTCAGCACTGACCATCAACGGGTTATTGAAGACGCCCTTGTCAACCCCAGCCAGACGCGCCAAGGTGCCTATTGACCAGTGGTTTTCACGGTAGTTGTAGATGACGTAGGAGTCATTCTCGATGCTGGCGCTGCTGGTGTAGAACCACCATATCTCACCGAACTTGGAGTTATGCACAGCGTAGACCTTGCTGGCCTGCTCCAAGTTGATATTGCTAAACACATAGTCGCCAACGTCAGAAGGTAGTGGCTTGACGTAACCGTCGTAAATCCAGAAACCTGAACGTGACATCCAGATGGCTGCTGTATCAATAGCCGCTACAGCCTGGGGTCCAATCAAGCCGCAACCAGAGCCAGCCTTCTCAAATGAGAAGACGAACGGCTGACCAATGTAGCTGCTGGTGTGGACATCAACGTCAGTGAATATCAGGTTGACGCCTCGCACCCGCTTACCCGCCAAGATTGAACCTACAGTTGTCAGCTCAAAGCTGCCTGCTTGGTTATTGGCGGCTGGTGACCAGGTGGTGTTGTCCTCCTGATCACACCATGCCACAAGCCGAGGATTACCGCTGGCACCCAAGGCGAACATGAAACGCTCAGAGGTGGTCATCACCGCCGCGCAACTGGTGGGTGCATTGACAATTGCCACTGCCTTCGTCGGCGTTGTGAATCCTAGCTGCCACTCAAGCAATTGACCGTCACTGTTGCAGCAGCCGACCCAATACTCACCCCAAGTGTCCATTGACCAGGTTGCAGCGTTAATGATGGCGCCAGTGTCTGGCCTAGCTACGCCATAGGCAAATGCACCATAGTTGCCGTAGCCATAGCCAACTAGCAGTGACGCATCGGCTGCACCAGGTGTGAATATGGTTGGGGTTATTTCCTTCAGCGTCCCCGCCTGGTTCATCACATACAGCTTGGTGTTGGTGCCAGCCACAATCCACCGGGTTGAGCTGTTGTCACGCCAATTGATAATGCCTCGGCAGGTGCCTGACATCTGTCCATTAGCCCTCTTGCGCCAGCCACCAACTGGCCTGAGAGTGTTCTCAAACCACCGAACCAAGTTAGCGCCGAACCACCGACCCATTGATTGGTATTCAGTGCCGTTACGGTAAACGCCTGCTGGTATCTTGAGTGGCATCAGCATATTGATCTTTCAGACAAACTGTCTAGTACCTTGCTTGTCGATAATTAAAGCCTGACCCCTTGGCTTTTCAGCAATGCTGATGTGAGTCCAAGAATCATATTCACGGATGATTTGGTCAAAGGGAAGTTTAGCCGAAATCAGCGCCCTCACCACAGCGTCTGGCGTCATCCCAGGCACCCTAAAGTCACAGGCCAAGCCTTGCCTATGCTGTGAAGTGTCTCGACTGCCCACTGCGTCATTCACGGCCTTGGAGCGAAAGGCACTGGAGATCATCACAGGCTTGCCGCCAAGTGCTGTCTTCATTGTCTCCAAGAACTCAGCCAGCCGCTGAAGGTTTGCCAACTCCTGTGCGTTAGGCGTGTTGTCCAAGCTGCGGTGGTCAGTGCAGGTCAACTCAGCAAGTGTGAAGTGAGGTGTCATTTGTTCCTCGCTGATATTGCCTTGGCCTTGGCCTTGGCGTCAGCCTTGGAGCTAGCACCCCAAGCATTGAGACTCAGCAGCAGCCGGGTGGGTTTACCGTCCTTGTACTCTGGTCCATCGTTGCCGCCCATTCGAGCCAGAAAACTGGCTCGTCTAGGGTTGTCACCAGACTTCACTGGTGGCTTGATGTTTTGCCCAGCCGCCTTCAGACTCGCCCGTCCAGCAGCATTTAACCCACCCTTCGGGTTCTGTCCTTCCTTGCGCTGCCAAGCTGGAGTCTTCATTTCTTCTTGGCTGTCTTGGCTGCTTGCTTGAAGTCCTTGGCGCTAGGCGCTGCCTTGCTGCCGACCTTGTTCATCTTCTCTTTTGAGCCAGCCTTGATGCGTTCCTGCTTGGCGTTGATGTTTGCGTAGAGTCCGGGTTTCATAGTCACTTCCTTGAGAGTAAATCTGTCTTGGCTTGGCTCCCGGCGCTGGAGCCAAAGTAGTAAGCGATGATCCCGGTCCAAGCTGTGCCGAGTGACCCCAGCATCATCAGGATGGCGGGGTTGTTGGAGTCGATCTGGTTGAAGAACATCATCACCATGATAGAGAAGAATCCAAGTGTCACGGCACCAGCAAGTATTGGCGGCATCATGGACCTGGTGGCTGACTGCATATCCCTTGCGGATTTCCTATCCTCCACCTCCAGCTTTTCAAAGTTGAGGCCAAGCTCCTGCGCTTGCTTTTGCAGTTCAATCTCAGCAATCTTCACCATTGCAATCTGGTCTGCAGTCAGCTTGTTGCTGCTGATCATGTCTCCCACCTTCTCGGGGTCAACCCCAATGGCCTTGGAGATGGCGCTCACCGCCATGCCTGCCAATGGTCCGCCAAGTGCAGTGGCGATCGTTGGTGCAATCTGTTTAAGCCAATCCATTACTTCTTCTCCAACTTGGTGTTGATCACGGCAATCTCTTGTCTGTTGTGCATGATGTCATCTCGGTTCTTTTGGATTTCTTTTTCCAAATCTTGTCTCAGCTTTTCCCTTGCCAGTTCAGCGCCACTATTGCTGGCTTGCTTGTTGTCACTGGTTACCACCAGACTGATCTTGCTATTGAGAATAGTGACTTCATGGCTGAGATTTGACAGAGCCGACATCAGATACACAACGCAGCTAAACAGCAGTGGCAGTATTGCAAATGTGGCCTTTTCAATCAATGCGCCTTTATCGTCCGTCATGTGTCCCCCACAAGTTGCCACGTAAGCCACGCGGTTAAACCAATCACTACAGCCACCAATGCAGCCCACAGGCCAAAGGTCAGGATGTCGTTAATCTCTGCTGCCCTCAGTGCCTTGGCTTGAGCCTTCTCTGCCTCTGCCTTCTTGCGTTCAGCCACCATGCGGTTACGCTCCAGCATCAGTGCGTTCCACACGTCATCGTTGCCTGACCATATCAGCATCTGCTTCAGCTCGTTTTCTGCGTCTTGGAGCTGTTTCAACTGCATCACCGTCTCAAACGCCACTGCCGTATCGCTCTTGCCAAAGCCCTTGGGCTTCTTCTTGACTGACTCCTTGGCGATAACGTCCTTCGCCTCGAAGAACTTCATCAAGTCGCCACTGATGCCATTGATGTCCTTGCCCATCTTGATGGCAGCTTGAATGCCTTTGATGGCTCCTTGGGCTACAGCAAATGCGGTTAGCGGATCAATCATTTGTCCCGCCTATTCCACATCTCGAATAGCGTTTTGATCTTGTCCTCCAAGACAGCTACCCGAAGGTCTAGCTTTGCCAAGACAATGATCAAGGTGATCAGCGCCAGCAGGATGGGCCAGGCTTTGGACAGGACTTCAAAGAAATCCACTTCATCGCCCAAAGGTCAGAGATGCGTAAACGATGGCTGACATGGAGACGATCAAGACGCCCGTGGTCTTCATAATCACACCTTCGAGCCGCTTGAGCCGAGCATTGATCTGTGCATACCGTTCTGCACACACTGCCTCGTGGCTCGTCAATCGGATGTCTATTTCACTCATGGTGCGTCAGGCCAAGTAACGGTCCAAGGGAATCCAGCCTGTGCTGGGATGTCGCGCAAGGCTTGGCAGTAATCTTTCCATGCCTGTGAAGGTGTCATATCACTGCGAAACCGCCAATCAGTCTCAGTCAGCTTGTCATCCCGGCTGGTGCGTACCGCCTTGGCTTGCTCTGCGTCCTTGCTGGCCTTGTAAGCAGCTTCTTGCTCGGCAGCAGTTGTGTCTTCTGTGTCGGTGAAGGTAGGGCCGAGGATGTACTTGGTGTACCACTTGCCATCAATCTGCTCAACACCAGCCGCTTGGCTGTATTGGTAGACCGTGCCTCCGCTGGCTTGTGGGCCTTCAAAGACAACATCAGCACCTAGTGCTGTCAAGACCTCGGTTGTCGTTGTGTCCCACGCTGGGCCACCATTGGCTTTTTGGTATGCACGAAACTCTGCCTCGTACATGACCTGACCGTCATTTGTTCTGATTTGCATGATGTGTCCTTTAAGCCACGGAAAGGAAAATGTAGCTTGCTGATGTGACGTTGATGTCTGTCGCTGAAAGCTGGTTCACCACAAACCCTGTGTTGTCAGTATCCACGCTGTCGTCTGTCGTGACTTCAGCGGCTGTTGTGTTGAGGCTGAGGTGTGGATCATTACCAGCTACGATACCTCGTGCTGAGTCCCAGACGTACCAATCACCTGTTGAGTCAGTGCGCTTGATAAGAACGAACCTTGCCCCGCCTGTGAAGCCGCAGTTGATGGTCTGGGTTGTGCCGTTGCCTGTGTAGCTGCCTACTTTGGAAACACCTGCACAAGTTGCGAAAAGGTAGGCGACATAGGTTGTATTATTTTCGTTAGTATTTACTCCTGTGCCAACAGTAAACACTGATGCCGTTGGGGCGGTATCATTCCATAGTACACTTGATGTGGTATTTC